ATTAAGTCTGAGTCTGCAAATATTTTATACCCATATGCAAATTGGGTTGTACTCCCATTACCAGAGTAGGAATTTTTTACTGTAGTTGAAGATACTGTCATGTTACTATTCCTATATTACTTTTCTCTTACTAATTCAAGATAACTTAATGCTTGTTGAGCAAAATTTATCATAAGTTTATAATACTCATCTATTAACTCTCTTTTTTCATCTGGTGTTGGAATATCACCATTTGGAAACTCCTTTAAGTTATATATGGCTCTTATCTGTTTATCTAGTTCTTTTATTGATTTTCTATATTCTAATAATTTAACTTCGTCTACATTTAATGTTTCTTTTAGATTTTGATATTCCTTAAAGTCTCCTGCTTTTTTAGCAAAATCCATACCATTAATAATGGTTTCTACTTTTTCATATTCTTCAAAAAATTTAACTATAGATTGAGCTGAATATCCGGGTACATCTCTTACATCAAATGCTCTAACAACAGGTATTTTAGATAACGTATCTGTAGGTTTTATAGGATCATCTATAATTTTACCTTTAATTATAGCATAATCTAAAGTGTCTATAATATATCTACCCAATCCACCGGTCCATGATCTAAATACATTTTCTGCATGAATAGGATTGGTTGCAAAAAAACTGTCATCTCCTACTAATCCATTAATTGTTTTAGAAAGTAGTTTAAATGTTTCAGATGTATATTCAGTATAATAAAATTTATTAGGTAAATTTTTGTCTAACGATTTTGGAACTACTGGAGCACCTTTAAAAAAACTATAATTTGCTGCATTTTCAATAAGTGGTCTTACAGCAGTAGGTATAATATTAAAACCTTTAGCATTATTTATAAAAAAATCTTTTGCAAACTTATCAAATTCTTGAGGTTCATTTGTTCTTACCCAATCTAAAGTTTTTTCAATAACAGATGAAACTAATGTACCTACTTCAAATGGTTTTGGAAACCTATATGGCTTATCGTTTATTTTAAAATACCAATAATTTTGTTTAATCCATTCTGGTTCTTCTTTATAATCTTTATCATCTTTATTTAACATATAAAAACCTAAAGTTGGTATTACAATATAAGCACCAATCATAGCAGATGTTCTTCCGGGTTGATCTCTAAATGCTTCATATACTCTTGTTAAACCTTGAACTCTTGCGTTCCAAAATGGAACTAATCTATTTATGTTTGCACCTAGTGATCCTCGTTTAGCATAGTCTAAAAGATTTCTAGCTTCAAACCCTCCTCTTTCAAGAGCTTGTTTTTCTGTTAAACCTTTTTCAATAGCTTTTTTATAAGTTTTTTCAAAAATTCTAAATCTTGTCATTTCTTCTGATAATCTTGTTAATGCTTTAAATGGAGCTAATACACCTCGATCAGCATTTCGTACTGGTCCTTTATTTAATATGTCAAAAACTTTACCATCAAATATATTTGGTTTATCAACAGCTAATAATGTAGATTGCATACCACCAGATTTGACATACTTTTTATACATATCCATAGTTTTTTTATTATTACCTTTTGTAATAATATTAAATGCACCAATAATTGAATCTTGTATTGGAACAAATCCAACTTTATTTAAAAAACTTGCTTGAATAGTATCTCTAAAAAAGTTAGGTACAGCAAAATCTGGTATTAATATTGCACCAGCTCTTAATGTTCTTGCAGGAGCTCCAAGATAATGTTGCCACATTTTACCAGCTTGTTGATCCATTGTTTTAAAAGCATTTGCTAAATCAACACCTACATCCCAAGATTCTGTTTTACCATTTCTTTTAATAAGTATTTGACCTTTATCTGTAGCTGTAAATTCTTGTCTAAATATTGTAAATTCACTTACAGCTTTATCTGACATTTTATCTATTTCTGATTTTTCAAAAAATCTTTCTAATTCTTTTCTTTGAATTTTTATAGGTTTTAATGTTAATTTTGTTTTACCAATATAAGGAAAAGGATCTGGAGCATTAACTGCTTTAGCTGCATCTTGTTTTTTTGCAATAAAATCTATAAAATTAACCTTAACTTGATTTCGTTCTGCAAGGTTGACAATTTTATTTGTATTTTTTACAATAGCATCTAATGGTGGAAATACTCTTTCTTTACTTCCTTTAATTCTTTTAAATGGATTTACTGATCCTTCAGTATAACCTTTTTTACCATCTTTAGGTAACTCTCTTGCAAATGTAACATAATTTTTATTTGCTTCTGTTATAGCGTTAAAAGCATCTTTAGATATTAAACCACCATCAACTGCATATTCTAAAAGATGTCTGTTATATGTATCTATTTTTTTTGCTGTTTCCTCAAATTGTAGTTTATATTTTTTAGTAAATGCTTTTGCAGTTGCAATATCAAATCCTGTTTCAATACCTCTAGAATTTAATTCTACAGCTCTTCTATTTGTAAGATAAGTTTCAAATAATTGCATTTCATTCTTACCTTTTTTTATAATATCTGCTGTTATATCTTTTAATCCTAAACCTTTATCTGATAATGTTTTTCCATTTAAAGTATTATATTCAATAAAATATGCAGCTCTGTTTGGCATACCTTCAAGTATTCTTGTTTGTTCATATAAATTTAATTTTTCAATACCAGTTTTAGTATTTACTTTTGCTTCTCTTAATGCTTCTAGTACAGGATATTTAGTATCTATTGCTTGTATAATAGATTCTTTTTTAACTTTTGATCCTATTTCTTTTAATTGTTTTGTAGTTGGTATTTCTACTTTAGGTTTAAAAGCAATATTTTGTGCAGCTTTATTTGCTAAATCATCTTTAAATAATTCTTTTGGTTTTTCTGGTTTTACTTTTTGTTCTACAGTTTTTCTATCTAATAAATTTTTATAAGATCTTACATAAGTTCTTGATGACACATCTTCTAATATAGTTTTATCAAGTATAGAATCTTTAAATACTTGATTAGGTTTTTTACCTGTATCTATAAAAATTTGTTTAGTTCTATTCTCCATAACTTTTTTAGGTTGTACTGCACCTAAAGCACTAAACATAACTGCTGAATAACTAAATTCTTTTAATGTTGGAAGTTGTTGATTAATTATTGCACCAGCTCCTTCAAATGCTGTAAGCTGTGATGCAACTCTTGTTAAATATCTATCTGCAAGTTTACCAACAAAAGGTAGTTTTAATTGTGGAGCAATAGCAGCAGTTGCAAATATTGTTCCTTGTTTAGCACCTTCTTTAATACCTTCTTGTAAAAAATTTTTTAAAATTTCAACTGGTTGTCCATAAGATTGTTGTTCTAATCCTTTTAAAATTGTTTCTCTTGCAGCACCCGGAATAGCACCTGCAGTAAATGCACCAGCTATAGGATTTCCTGTTGCACCCGTACCTGCTAAAAAACTACCACCATACACGGGTAATTCTGCACCAAGGGTTAAACCTCTTTCTAATAAACCTTCAAACCAAGTATAATCTTCTGGCTCTTCTTGTGTAAATGCTTCTGATAAACCTTGCTCTGTAGCCAATCTATATGTCATGTCATATAGCGTTTTACCCCAACCTCTTTTTAATATCTCATCTCCATCAAACTCTTTACCTACTGCTAAACTTTTAAGTGTTAAAGATGGATCTTCACCTTGTTCTAATTTTGATTGGTATAATAATTCATCATCTGGTGATATAGATTCTTGTGTATAATATTCGTTAATAATATCGTTTTTAACATTATTAAAATATTTTTTGTTATTATTTGTATTTGCAGGAACTACACCAAATTCTTCTGCTATTTCTGCATTATTAAATCCAGCAGAATTTAACTTAATAACTTTATCTTTTTTCCAATCCTCTATTTCTTTTTGAGAAAAACCAGCATCATTTAAAATATTTGTTTGTTCTGCAAGACTTGTCATTATGGTGATAAAGCATCTTTTGTTGCGGGACCTTTTATGTCAATCCCTTCTTCTATTCTTTTTAAATATTCTTGTGGTGTTTCATTTTCTAGTCTTGGAAATATGTTTGTAATATTATTTTCTTTAGTCATATCAATAATAATATTTCCTAAATCTGAAGTTTTAGGTAAATAATTTTTTATATCTTTAGCAATATAATTTTCAGATGTATAACTTAATAAATCATTAGGTTCAAAACCTTCAAATAATCCTTTTAAATATCTTGCGTGTAATGTTTGTCTTAATTCACTAGCTTTGGAATTGTATTCTTTATCAAAATAACTTAAAAAAGTATTACCTTGAAGTAATGGTATAAGATTTTCAAAATATTTTAAGAATTGTTGATCTTGTTTTTTTAAAGTGTCATTTTTATTTCTTTTTAACATTAGTGTTAAAAAATTAACATCTTTATCATTTATAGTTTTGTCTCCTGCTCTTTCTAAAATACTTTTAGGTTCTGTTTCTCCTGCTAATAAAAATTTTTCTGTTGTATCTTTTATTTCTTCAGATTCTATTTTATTTATTACATCTGTATTTATATTATAATTAGTATCTGCACTAAATTGTTTATTAACAATTTTTTGATTAAGATTATCTATTTGATTGTCAACTTCTTCATTTCCAGTTTTAAACTGTTCTAATTCTGGTTGAGAAAAACCATATTGTTTTTTATCTCCATACATATCCATAACTTTGCTTGTAAGATCATTATGTTGAGCATTTAAACTAGATGATAAAAATTCTCTTTGATGTTTTGCAAGAGTTGCAAATTCTGTTCTTAATTTTCTTCTTTCATCACCTTGAATTGTAGTAAAATTTTTTGTTTGTAATAATAATGCAAATGCTTTATCAGCATTTTTTCTTGCTATTTTTCTAACTTGTGCAACCTCAACTAAATTAGGTAACTTATCTTTATATATTTGTAAATCTTTTTCAGAAATTAAACCATCACTAACTAAACCTTGATAATCATTAAATACAGACTCTGCTAAAGTTGAAAGATCAAATTCGTTATCACTTTCTACTGCATTCATAATTTTATTTTCAACTAAAGAATTAACTTGACTAACTCTTGATTTAACCATGTTAGCTCTAGTTACTTTTAAAATGTCATTAACATAAGATGGTTTATTAGATGAAATATTTAATTGAAAATATTTTTGAATATAATTATTATTTGCTTGTGATTTATATTTATCAACTACTTGTTTATAGCCTTGATTAAAAAAATTAACTCCTTGTTCTGGTGTAGATTTTAATTTAGATTGTTCTTTTAATTCTAATAATTCTTGATTAGCATTTGCTATTAGTTCTCCACCTTCTACTTTATTAGATATTTCTTTTTCTTTTACATAAAACTGTGTAATTGCATTAGCTGCAGGTAATAAAGCTCCAGCTAAACTGCTTTTAGGTGAAATTTGTATATTGCTTTTTACAGCTCCAACTTCAGCAGTAGGTGCAACTTGAGATGTAAATGTAGGTATCTTTGGCATTATCTATTCCTTGATCTGTTAGAAGATTTAGATCTTACTCTTAAATTACTTCTACTATTGTTTCTAGGGTTTCTATCTTTATGATCTATATCTTTACCCAATATACTATTACCAAGTTTTTTTTTCATAATTCTTCTT